GTCCATAGGGTTTTGTTATTGTTGGTGAAAGCTCTTTCGTAATTTCTAAGTTCCCAGTTAAATAATCATATTGACATATATAATAATGGCCAGAACAAAGTAAAGTAACTATTAATTTATTTGTTGTAGTTAAAATATAATCACCAGAGACATAACTGTCAGGTAAAATATTGAATTTATATGTGTCTACTGTAACATTATTAGTTATATCAAGTTCGTAAACTCTAGTGTTTACTGCATCTTCATGGTAAATCCCAATTAATTTCGTATTGCTTATTGCACAAAGTCCAGCATTACCTTGCAAAGAAGTTTGTATTATATCTCTATTATAAGATATAGTAAATGGACTTAATGTTATATTATATTCTCTTATATTATAACAAAATGTAGTTGTATTATATCTATAAAACCATAATTTAGTAGTAGTATGAGCTATATCTGGACACCCTGCAACAGTATCAAGTGATGGAATAGTTAATAATGTAGAAACTTTAGTCAATGGATTATATAAATAAACATTTGTCGGTCCACTTGTTGTATTTAATAAAATATCCGATTCACTTATTGATATATATGGTAAAACGCCTGAATATAATGTGTATATTACTTCATTATATGCCCTATCATATACACCATGTATATTATATGTACTAACATAATTATTCTTAAACCATGACCACATGCCCTTAGATTTAACTAAATTCTCTAATTTATTATCAAACCTATAAATAGATGTGTCTTTATCATAAAACCAATATATTGCAGTATCACTAATAACAATAGAATCTTTATCAACTATACCAACAGTAGACGAAATGTAATCGTACCTACTAAGTACACCACCAGTGCCCAACACTAATTGTGCACTAGAACTGTCCTGTATTAAAGATCTGTCATTAACTGATAATAAACCAAACGCATCCTCCTGCCAATATAATAACTTTTCATTAAATGTTGATACAGCACGTACTGCACCATAATTTGAATCTACCTCTATTTCTTCGTTGACATTGAAATTAGTCCACGAATCTGCGTTCTCACCATTATATTTAACATTAGAAGCTTTAACTAAACAATCAAAAACTATCTCATCCGAAGTATCTAACATTTCAGAAATTGCATATTGAGCAGATGTTTGTTGTGAATATACAGTATTATATAAATATAGATCTTTAAGTTGCACATGAGTTACAGTAATTGGATCAATTGTATCAACAAATATATGCTCACCAGGATATTCCTGTCTTAAAGCAGATTTAACAGTGTTATATGTTAAATGTTGTGCTTCAGTATCGTGTCTAAGATCACAATTAATAGAACTTTCGAGAGGAACATACACTACTTCAGACTGAGAAGTAGCTAATGAATTTAATACTAAATCATATAATAATGTAGATACATCAAAATAATTTATAAAAGTATCTCCGCCACTAACATTACGCCATACACTAATATCTGAAATAACATCAGAACAAGGTATAGATATATTTAATGCCCTATTTTCATAAGTGTTACCCCCATACTGCGAACTAAATACATCTGCTTTATAATTAGCAACAACATATGCTATTCCTTCAGCTGACCAAGCAGTATTAGCATAAGAAATTAATAAACCACTGCATCCTTTAGCCCTAGGTTCTGCGTGACCACCCGGATGATAATTGCAATAACTTTTACCGTCAACTACCACAAAATCCAAAGCAGTCTCACCTGTTGCTGGAGCAATAGCAGATGCTTCATTAATATCAGTAACAACATTTGCTACATAAGGAACCCTAGTATTTGTAACTAACTTATGAGTATTCCTACAAAAATTATCTGTAGTACTATTGGTAGTTAATACCCCACCACCAGTATAATAAGTTATATATTCTAAATTATCATTAGAACGCTTAACTATACTTTTAGTAATATTTATCTCTGGAGATACTAATTTTACTAACTCCACACCATCGGTAGCTAAGTTAACTTCAGTTATAGCCTCAGGATAATATATTAAACCTCCAACTAATGTTGGTATAACAAGTCCTTGTGTAACTACTGACCTATCTTCCCTTTCACGTTTAACTCTATATATTTGACAAGATACTGCATTACTGGGTTTAGATTTAAGTAACACTCTTGGACGCAATATCCAAGACCTAACTACACCAGTAACATTTTCTGCTATTACCGAAGGATATACACCATTACCATCACTATTATTAAAATTAGCATCGTGTAAACTTGGCATCCTCAAATCTATTATCCATTGAGGAGCAGCTTTTTGCCCCCTATCGTTTGACCATACTACAAATAATCTGTATATTTCATCTCTTTGCCAACTCAACTTACTATCCATCCAAGGACTAGCAAAATTAGTATATGACTCTGAAGTAGAAGTTGTATTAAAAGTAGTGGGAGAATTTGAATTGTCTAATATAACTAACTCTGTTTGAAAATCCAATTTAATATTAGGCCCCTCAGCACCTAACGTAACTCCATCGGCTTGGAATTTAAATCCATAAGTATCGTCACCATCATTATCCGAATCATTAAATTTATTTATACCATCGTGATTATATGAATAAGCAGTCCAATTTGCAGTATCCCAATCAATAGATATATCTGGATCGACAGGAGTGTTAATAGTTGTTGGAGAACTACCATGATATACTATAGCATCTGTGTATACAATTGGTGCACCAGTAACAGTATAAGTATAAGTATATACAATATCAAATATATCGCACGTAACTGACCCATCACCAACCGTAGACATGTGGTCATAAGTAGCTAGAGTTAAATAATTACCGCCAGATTTTATTGCTATAAATTGTAATTCGTCTGTACCAACATCATACCCAATAATATTAAATGTAGTTGCTGCTCCAACAGAATTATATAAATGTGCAGTATGATCTACTTCATGCCATTCACCATCAACAGCAAGTAAACCCGTTCTAGTAGTAACTATAGCTGTAACAGTAACAATGGTTCTACCAGTAGGAATATTTACATATGTAGAAAAATTTGGTACAGTGATTAAAATATGTTGTGGATGTGTGTAATTAGTAAAAACTACACCACTTGAACCATTCCTACATCCATTAGAAAATACAGTATCAATACCTGGAACTGGAGCGGCATCTGTATAATTTCTAAACCTAATTGCTCTAGAGTCCCAATCATCTACAACAAATTCATCCTTTTCAATATTAGCAGCAAATAAACGATCTCCTTTAATTGCGATGTCTTCACATTTAAACAATTCAGTTGATGATATATTAAATTCGTCTAATGTTAAAGAACTAATATTATCTCCTATGTCAGCAATTACAATTGTACTAGGACTAGTGTTTATTTCTATTTCACTTGCAATATTAATTGCAGGAATAGAATTTAAGGTTGAATAATGTAATCTAATCAAACGAAATCTATCATAACCAGTATTAGAATTAATAATAGATATTTCACAACCTTTACCAGTTTCTACACTTTCAGAATCCCCAGAATAATTTAAAGTATTTGTTTTAAAATCATTATCACTAACAATATGAATCATATCACTTACAGGAGAAAATGCTGTTTCTGCACCATTCAATCTATACAATTGATACGAATACTGAACCATACCACTCATCAGATGACCACCAATAATACTTGATAATGTTGGTTTAGTGGATGTAAATAATGGTAAAAATTCAAACATCTCTGGAGCCATATAATCATTTAATGTATACACAGCACCAGTAACAGTTAAATTCTTAGCTACGTCTGCATAACGTAAATTATTATAACTGTCTGTCCAATATATTTTTTGAATATTTGGAGTCTCATATTTAGATACAGCTTTAATTTTATTCGCTATACTAAAATTTAAAGTACCTGTTGAACCATTTAAACTATCATCATATAATACAGTTAATGAAGTTGCAGTTTCAGTTACTTTATCTAATATAAGTTTATATAATATACTACGTCCACCATTAGGAGTTACAGATGTATTATTAGTAGTGAATAAAATAATATAATCACGCAATCTAACAGAACCGCATACTAACTGACCATCCGGTAATAAACTAGTTGCCCCAAGCCAATTATTACCTTTAATATTCTCTAATGCACCACTAGACGAACCTTCACTTGTAACTATCCTAAAGTTATCGGCATTTAAATATGAATTATTAGACATGACAGACTTGTCAATATCTTTATTCATACCTTTTATAAAAGTATTTAACGCCTGTTTACTTGCCATTACTGATTCTTATTATATATTTCTTGTTCTTCACCCATTGCTGAAAAGAAAGAATCATGTTCATTAAATTCTTCAACTAACCTATGCCATGTATTTTTAATAGCCTCTATTTGATCTGCCCCATTAGGCATCATTGAATTACCATAAGCTTGTTTACAATAGAAATTCCAACTACGTTTAG